GAAAGTGCGGCTTGCACAGCTGGACACGGAATACCCGCGGCAACACAATACATTACCATAACTCGCGCGTTTTCAGCCGTCTCTTCGATGATGGTGCGGTAATCCTCACCAATCATGGGACACTCAATTATGGTACCCGAAGACCACGCCTGTTTGATACTCTCATTACACACGTGTCGAGTATCCATTAGGTCGTAGCCCTCGAGGAGGGATGTCGCGAAAACAAAACGCATCGCATCTACAGCAATCTTAAAATCAATAGCGCAGTTTTTATGATTGGCTGTATTAACAGCCTTAACCGTACGACTCGTGAATCGTGTATTCACAGCCGAGTTAATCGTGGGAGTAGGAATGCCATACTCAAGACCAATCTCAGAACACCATAGACCTGTGTTGTTCATATGTCCAATGTCAGCAATCTTCTTGAAATCATATTCATGAAGTACATCCATCGCTGACTTGGTGAGGTAGCCATAAATATCGGTGTTTTCAATTCGCTTGAGAACCTGACCCATGTAGTAGCCATCTTGATTACAGAATGCATACACGTCAGCAATACCCTGTAGCATACCATACTCTACACCATTATGTACCATCTTGGTAAAGTGACCAACACCATAGTCCTCACCCATATATGCATAACTCTTGGCGAAAGACTTGAAGAGGTCTTCATGTTCTTCAAACGTCTTTTGGGGTCCACCAATCATAAGAGCGGGACCCAATCGAGCACCTTCAGCACCACCAGACAACCCTGTGCCAAGGTACCCAATCCCCTTGGATTGACAGAATGCACCCCTGTTCCTCGAGGTTCGATAAAATTCATTCGAACAATCCATGATAGTGTCACCCTTGGTCAACACCGAGCTCAATCGTTTCACCATGGCATCCGTGGTCTCTCCGTGGGGAAGAGCCGTGATAATTGTGCGAGGCTCCTTCATATCAGAAACCATCTCTTCAACATTGTCGTAACCCTTCACGTGGGAAGACTTCTTGACAACTGCCTTCACCTTTTCAGGTGAACGATTACACACATTAAGTTCGTGAGACTTCTGGATGTTTAGGGCGAGGTTGCCACCAATAGAACCGAGACCGATGAGACCGAGAGACATTATACACTTTTAAATCTTCTAGGTTTTAAGTTCATTACACACTTTTAGAAGTCAACCATGTATTAATTGTATATCTGTATGTTCCATTTAGGTCGTTTGTGTGATGTGGGTGCGTCCAATATGGTGGAAAAATGATAGCTTCACCAGCTTTTAATTTTACCTGAGTATTTTGACATGGAAAAACAATTTCACCTCCTTCATAATCACTATTCAGTGCAATAATAACAGAAAATAAACGACCTCCATCATGTTCGTTCCAAACCACTCCATCTGTGTGCATTCGAGTTGCTCCGTGAATTTTCCTGAATTTCATCTCTTCATATCTGATATTGGATGAAGTGTTATTTACTTCATGTAGTAATTTATGTTGAATCATTTCAAAAACACGTTTCACTATTTTTTCAATTTTGGGATTCTGAACAGATATTAAATTAAATGTTGTGAAGTTAGAATTTACATTACATTTTTCCTTATCACTCGTTATATATTTTTCCGAGTAGGGTGTATGTTTATCTATATTCTTCTTTATAAGCTCAACTTCTCCATCATTAAATAAATTTTTACATAAAAATATAGATGTGTTGTTTATTTCTGTTAAGTCATTGTGTACAATAAATGGAAAATACATACTATTTAGTATCTTATAGGTTTTAAGTTCGTTGACGAATATCCGTCCACCCTTTTATACTGATTTCACTCTCTTCACACCATGGGTAAATCTCATCAGCTCCTATGAAGTTTAGAGCATCTGTACCTGCTTCGATACACTGGTCACAGATACCCTTATTGTCATCAATGATAAGACCGATGTTGAGTGCACGGCAGATATCAGACTTTTTCACTTCATGTGGAGTGTAACTATTTGTGATAATGACATCATCAAAAATATTCGGGAAGAATGTATCAATCCAGTCTTCAGTCTCTTCCCTCACTGTGTCTTGGCGACCAGTGACGATGTACAACTTATCGGCACTTCTACGGAGTTTATACATAGCTCTCTGTGCCCCTCTTATGGGGGTCAATTGGATGAAAGCTTGGGACTTGTAAAATTCCTGAACCATCTTTTGAGATTCTTCTTCTGTGATGTCAAAAATATCCCGATAGACATAGCTGTACCTGGTTTTGGAAATTGATTTGTTGTGGTATTTCGCCATTGGACTGAGAAACGGGACAAGAACTTCATCGATATCGATCGCAATGCGGTTCATTTATTACAAATCACTCATAATCTCTAACTACTACACCAACGGGAAAACGGGGGACACCTAGGGCAGTAAGATTCTGAAAACGAACCGTCAATTGTTTCCCTATGTACCTGTCCTTCTCTTCGAGGAATTTCCTGCGCACTTCGAGGGTGCCTTCAGGTCTCACAGAAAAGTGCTGTTCTCCCACTTTACACACCCAGATCGCGGTACCCTCTTCACGCCCTGTACCCTCCTTAACATCCACGATGGGATACTCCTCGGTCTGGAAATCCTTGAACTTGAGAAGGTAGTTGCTTCGCTGACCCACTTCATAAACACTGTCTTTGTCTCGAATCATTGTACCCTCATGACCCTCCTCGACATGCTTCTCGTGCATCATCGGAAGGTGGTCCCGCAACATGACAAGCGTCGTCTCCACATATTCGTAGTGAGAGTTCTTGAGAGATTTAACCTTTGCCCAGCGTTCCTCGAATGTCATGTCAAGCTTCTTCAAATCAAAGAAGTCAAAGACGTAGAACTTGAGCTTCAGAGGGTCCGTCTTGAAAGTACTCGTGAGTTGCTCAAAGTTGAGGTTGGGGTCAAAGGCTTCACCATCAACGTACTGACCCTCTTTGAGCCCTTTACCGAGAATCTCAGTCCCAGGTACAATCTTACCAGTCCTAGAGATACCCCCATCCTTGGAGACAAGTAGGCGGACACCATCAAGTTTAGGTTGAACGTAGAACGGCTCAGAGATGTATTTCTTGCGATCTTCCCACTTGTTGGCGAGCATGGGCAACACTTGGTTGCACTTGGTATGCTCATTGTTCCACATGGTTTGGGCTCTCTTGAGAGCCTTTTCGTAACCAGTCTTGACGTTGGTTCGCGACTCGGAAAACTTTTCATTCCCCACAACACCAGAGATCTTCACGATGTCCGCAGTTCCATCTCCCAAATCCTCGACTTTGATGTCAATGTAGCGGTCGTTACCGTGTTTATCTTGTCTGATAAGGCGTTCCATTGTGCAATATGCAGATAATTAAATTCTCTACTTTAAATAGATGTCAGAATTACCCGTTATAAACTATGGCAGAATGGAACGACTTAGGCCTCCAGAAAGTACAACAGTACAGATGAATTTAAATACTTTTTGTGTTATTCTTATAATTATATGTATATTAGCGATGTATAAACGCTCAGTTGGGATTACTCAAGCGCGTGAACGATTCCATACTTGAGACAATCTTTTGGGGAAAGGTAAATATCCTTCTTCATCAACTTCTTGAGCATCTTATCAGGAATCTGAGTCTTTTCGAGATACATCTTCTTCAACATTCTCATAAACTTATCCGTTGATTTCAGCTCATGTTTAAGTTCTTGAAAATTACCCCACATCTCAGTAGAAATTTGGTGAATGAGAACGTATGCGTTCCTCCCCATTCGCCTCTCAGAACCCCCAAGAAGCATGAATGTGGCTGCACTACAACATGAACCCTGGGCGATGGTATGAATCTTGACACGCGAAGTTTCAAGAACATTCATCATGTTCATACCAGCAAATATGTCTCCACCTTCACTCATGATGTGAACCCTAATCAAGGGTTCGTACCCAAAGAGTTCAGCTTTCTTTTTAAGAAGTTCAATCTCCAACTTCTTAAATTTTTCAACGAAGTCAAGAGCGTTTTCGCGATCGACATCGGCATAGAAAAGAATCTCGTTTCCGATAACCTTAACACACTCTTCGGATTCGGGCTCTTCATCTTTCGTAGACATTCTTCAATGCTTTCTTTACTCTTGTGACGTCCCTCGATTTTAAGCCATTTCCAACAGCGAGATGATTGATGACATCAAAATCCTGGGGCGAAATTTTATACTCAACCAGTGGTTCCAAGTCTCCACTTTCTGCATATTTCTTTAATAGGCACAATTCCTCTATACCCAACCCCATCCTCGATTTCTTTTTAATTTCCTCACACTTCTGTTTGCGCATCTTATAGTTTCCAAACTTTGTCCAACAACTCCCAGGTCTGATTTTATCTTTCATAAGTGGTTGACCGAGTGCCGTTTTTGGTATCGTCAGAGCGTGTAACACAAAATAAGGCATCAGATTCCATTCACTTTGAGAATACATATGAGTGTCATACATGTCAGCATCAGAAAAAGCTCGTGAAGCTCTTATGATGTCGACACCTTCGGAGTCGAGGTAATTTTCCTGAAATATGTCCCATATGTGACCATGTTCAGATATACTGTCATATATTTCTATAGGACTAGGATCGGAAAGAACACCAGCTATGAATTCTTTTGGACTTTCGAAGTCATCAATTTCATCATACCCTTCCATGTAGGTGAAAAAATTTCGTATATTCCCTTGTGATCGTATCGCAGCACTCTCTACTTCTGGACCTGTTTTGTCAGTCAGGGTTTTCAAAACTGAAGGTTTGTGTTTTGGGATAAATATCGTTTCAAAATTAGGATACATACACATATTTGTTGTAGTCACCAAGAGGGATCCCCGTGAAATCCTATCACCGTCCGCAACTTTCTCTATTATGGATTTGAAAACGGGGTCATAATCTTCGATGAATACATGTTTCGTTGACGGTTTTATGAAAGGGAGGAAAAGTGATTTACTTTTTAGATGTTCGGGTAACAATTCAACATGATTCAAACCTTTAAGAACAGCTTTGAGGATATATGTTTTCCCTACACCCAATGAACCACAGATGAAAATATTTTTACGTTCACGAATGTATCTACGAATTAGATCGATTGTTTTTGTATGTATTGTGGAAACAACCGGATCTTTTTTTTGTTCAACTATTTTAATGAAGGAATCCATCGATGACTTTACTAATCAGGCCATAGATTTGGTGCTCGGAAATAGCGCACTTCATAAACGTATCGTAGAACCTTTAAAAAGGAAAATTTTACCATACATTGTTTCCGGTATTCTTACCAATTTGGTTATGTTTATTCTTTTGGTGTACCTTGCTCGACGTCTGTCTCTTCTTCCTCTTCTTCCTCTTCCTCTTCCTCATCCTCTTCATACTCCTCAGGTTCTTTAGCTAAGAAGGTACCCACCTTTTCAAAAACAGTGTCTTTTGTTATAGCTCGAATAGGTTCAACAGTTTTTGGTAACTTAAGAGATGGTATAGGACGCACAGTTAATATCTCTGGTTTTGTGAACACACCTTCTAATGGGTACTCTTTTTCGAAGTTCATGAGAATCTTTTTAGGAATAGCAGGACATTGTTCGAGTAAACGATCATATTCAGCTCTGCATTCTTCAACAAATTTCAAACCCTCCTTTTTACGTTCTTCACGAGGTAGAGATAACTGAAGTCTAATATTTCTTGAAAGACTTCCATGACCTAACGCAGAGGTTCTGTGATTTTCCATCAGTTCATTCACCTTAAGGAACTGCATAATCGTCGCGATCAGACCTGCGATGAGATTTAAACCACCAATTATTGATGGTGCTGCGGGTTGTATACTCACAGGTAAAGTACTCTGCGCAAAGTTTGCAGTACCCGTGATGGTCGATAAGACGATGACTGGTAAATTAAAACGCAGACTCAACTTTTTATACATCAGAAAAGAGCGATGATGCATATATCTGTAACACGCACACGCCTCACCCCATTGACGTAACACGTTCTCATGATATTCATTCCATGTTTCTTCCATATTAATTTCTTCTGACATCTTATAATAGATGAACATAATATTCTTCATGCACGTCATCTTTCTCTTGGCTATCCTAATTGTCCCTTTCACAAACAACCAGAAGAACCTTGAATTTTATTCAATGCTCATTCCATTCCTATTTTATCACTGGTCGGTGAATGACGATACGTGTGCACTCACCCAAGCAGAGATGTTCATGACAGGAAAACACAAGGATGAAACATTCATGGGACGCCTAGTTGGCCCAATCTATAAGATGGAAGACAATGAAGTGAACAAGTTGACCAAGACCTTATTCTTCGCACTTTGGGCATTTGTGCAGTATCGTCTTGGACATTTTAAAGAATTTACAAAAGATTTGAACCAAACACTTAAAGTTATGAAGCTAAGGTAAAATAGTCATGGACACAAAGTTTCGCAACGAGATTAATCGCTTGAAAAACGCTAAGGAGATCTACCAGTCTGATTATGTAGCCAACATTGAAACATTTGAGGAGAAGATTGAACGCCTCGATGCCCAGATTCACCGCAGCGAATCTGAAGTAAAAAAGGGTATTCTCGAGAGGCACAAAAATTTGTACCTCCAGGAAATTGAGAAGCTGGATACAACCATCGAAAAAACCACACGATTCATTGATGACAAGGTTGCGGCTTTGGAAGCCAAGATGGGTGACATCGCAAAGGAGAAGAAATCGTTCGAGTATAACATCAAAAAACTTGAAGATGCTGTCGAAAGACGAAACCCGGGTGAAGTTTTCGATATGATTGAGACAGTCATGAACACACTCAAGATTTTGCATGAGGAGAGAACTTGAACTTATCAAATAAGTGTACACAACTCTTAAAATTGTGGTACACGATCATACATAACGCATCAGCGATGTCGTGTTTTCTCTCATAGGGAATGTCTCCATCGGTATATTTTTCAGCGATAGAGACAGTTCTTTCCTTCCTTTGGTTATAGTCAAGATGTCTTATACCAAAATGTGTATGCATGCTCACAGGTGAAACGAGGGTAACCTTCTCTTTGAACATGTAATGTAGAAGTATCTCGATATTCTGGAATCCCCCGGGAGGTTGCCTCTCTATGAGGATTTTTTCAGCTTTGTCGAATAGGTCTCGGTGATCTTCTACAAATAAAGGAATAATGTCTACGAAATCATTTGAGTGGATGTATTTATAATCTTCGAGACTTACCTTCTTTATATATTCTACATCAATTTTTGGACCCGCACTCGACTCAGCCAATACAAGACCCATATTGTGATAGCCAATGTCGATCGCCAACACCTTCATGTCTCTAAGTGAAAGATTTTCCTTAACTATAGTAAATGAAGAACAAGACAAAGACTCAACTGTTATGGGTGATCCTTGTCGCGTTGGTCGTGGTCATTATGTATCTCATCCAAAATCCCCGTATTGTTAAGGTCCCAGTCAAAGTTCCTACAATGATGGTACCCCCAAGACCTATACGTTCTCAAGAGATTCGTCGCGAACCCGAATTCCGAGGACCACCAATCAAGAAATACAAACCTGGTCGCACACAACAAATGGGTATTCTCACTGGGTCCGATGAAACCCTTCCACTCTATGGTAAGGAAGTCCAAGGTCGCCGCGATCGTTACCATTATTATACAACCACTGGGGGTGAGAACTTGTACCCCATCCCAGTGAGTCACAATGGTCGTGACTGTATCGAAGATATTGGGTGCCAGGAGTTATACGGAAATGAAACAGTCACGGTGACTGGTAAGACTGGTTCATTCGCAGTGAATATGTACAGGACAGACGACTTTTTCTAAATGCGCTTTTTAACATCAGTTACAATGCGTGAAGTCGATGAACTGCAACAAGACGAACATATACACGCAGCCAAGAGCATTGGTGGTGTTTTGAATGGCATCTTCATAACACCGTACACCACAAGCATGGAACATAAGATTCCACATATATAAGCAGCAAGCCACTCAGACTTCATGGGTTTGTCATCTCCTTTAAAGAGGTCAGAAATGAATGGGATTTTAGGCATATCGAGACCTGGGATCAAAGAAAACACAAGTCCCATTTATAGTACGTCAACAAAAATTATTTGTAAGATCATATTCTCTCCTGTGAAATCCTGGTGTCCTCGTCAGTTTTGCCTTTTCAAGTAAAAGTTCCTTAATCGTATCTTCATCGAGATGTTTGAAAAAGTCCTTCTTCACCTCGATGTCGTCAAGTTGATGTTTCTCACGATTACTTTGGACATATGGCCAAGTGTGTTTTCTCAATGATGAAACCTCTTCCTCAAGTTGTCTAATCCTTGGTAGTAGAACCTTATGAATAAGTATTTTAAGTTCATGTACATCACTCATCTTACCCTAATTTCACAATTTATCTTTATACATTGTAAGTATGACACCAGAGAAACGCAGTTTTGTGAAACTGGTCGCACACGGTGTTCGTGACTTGATGGAGTATCTCAGGTGCGATACAAAGATAGGTGTCAATCCTCAAACTGATTTAGAAAAGTTTATAAAAAGACAACTGCTCATTAAGAAGAGTGAAAGTGATTATGACTTCTCTGTGGGAAAGTTTCGGATGGCATTGGATGTGTTACCTCATGAACAAATCACAAACTTACTCATTTACCTGGACCAGAATGGGGTAACTATCGATCGCGCATTTACGATGGCGTCACCAAATCCACTTATGTTCTCGAAAAATGATCAGGAATTTGTCAAGTTGATTAATGATGGAGACATCAAGACGTTTTATGATTTTCTTATGTACTAATATATGCAGTACAAGGACTTGAAAAATAAAGCTAAGAAGCTGGGTCTCCGTGTCACTAAGACAGTCGACGGAAAGCGTGTGAAACTTACCGCGAGAGAACTTCGCTCCAAGATTACTATGAACTTTGAGAACAGTGTTAAGAACGCCCAAAAAGTTATTCGTATTTGTCAGACCGTCGTTGCTCCCATGC